GAATGGAAGATCTAAAGCATGAAGATCTTTATTGTAGTCAGCCAACCAAGTAGTGTAGATATGGCTCATTTCGATAGTGCCGTTATCAACCAACTCCATTAGTTGATCTTTGGTAATTTTTTTACCATCATTATACTTGTTAGTATAATCAGTTAGGGAAAGAACTTCGATGTCAAATGCACCATTAGTTTTTTCATTAACTTCAGCAGAAAATGCTTCTGCAACTTTTAAAAATAAGCCGATTGGTTCGTGGGCAATAACCCATTTTACATGCTTAGTAGTCATTCTTAATTTCCTCTTTATGGTCCAGTGGGTATAAAAACCCAATTCTCTCGTTTATTACTATAATCTATAACACGCTTCATAACGGGAACTTCATTATTTATAATCGTTTGCATCGTGTTAATATCTGGGAGATCTTGTTTATTTAGGATAATTGAAACAGGGATAATCGTATCTTTCATAGAATATATTGGCGTATTTGAGTCATATTTAAACACAGACTGGATACGATGATATTCACCAGATTTCCCGTATCTTGGGAACCCATAAATCTCTATAATATATTCATCTAGAAAAGAATCACTCATTATACCGCCATAATAGGAATTACTTTTTTACCATTACGAGTTTTTTCTGGTTTACCATTCACCCACCAAAAGATATCTTTTCTATCTTCTCTTAATGGTCCATCAATATAGATCGGTAGCCAGCCACCAGTCATAGTTTCAATTCCTGCAACAAAGGTAGTAATGTTATCACTGAATGCATTATTGCAAGTAGTTTCCCATAGAGGTCCATCTAAAAAGAAACACGCACCCTCACACATGTGTAAAACTGGGCATTTTGGGCATTCTAAACGATCACTCCAATGAGTCCCTGTTTTAACTTCAATATCTTTTAAATTATCAATATGTCCAAGATGGTGGGATATGCCTGCTGGATTGACAGATACTGTAGATACATTCTGACATGTTAGGACATTTCCAAGAAGATCTATAGATAAATTCTCTTTCTTATCCATACCACACTTTTGACCAAGGGTTTCTCTACGAGTTCCATTTTTAACTGAATTGATAAACTTATTAACTTTGTCATAAATGATATTAAAATGTTTTACTTCACCAGATCTAATTTCATTGTAAGAACTTCTTCTAAATTCAATCTCAGATTCTTCACTAGTAAGAGAACTAGACAAACCACCTTCATCATATGCGTCTACGAAAGCACCTTCACCAATTGTTAAATATTGAACATATTCAGCACCAAGATTCTTTGTTACTACATTAATAAAGAATTTTTCAATCTCAATCCTGCTTGTGTTTTTATTATTTAACATAGTGTTAAAACTAAATCTCATTTTAGGAGCAAGTTCTTTATATAATGCCCATATATGTTTATTACGTTCTGGATCATCAAATGGATCAGGACCACGAACTGGCTGTCCTGGACCATCATGTGACATACCAATACTAAATCCATAATCAAGTAACCATTGATTCTTTGCTTTATCAAACAATGAACCATTAGTAATAATACTAAACTTGGTGTTTGGATATTTTGCTTTAATCGCTTCTGCGAGTGGCTTCATTGTTTTCCAATAAACAAATGGCTCACCACCCCAAAATTCAAAACGAGTTCCTTCACCAAGCCCATCTGAGCCACCTTTAAACCAGTTGGCCATATTAGAAACAAAAGGATCTACGTCTGATGGATTAGTTTCGTCAGCGTGTGGGACGAATCTTTGATTACAATATTCACATTCATAATTGCAAGATAAACCCATAAGGATCTTGACTACGTTTGGATCTTTGCTCTTGTCGATCTTAATCTGTTCTGGGATATGTTTCTGGACAATGGCTTCCTGAACAACCTTGGAACCATCTTCCCATAACAATTCGCTGGAAGCATTATCATATGTTATCTTCTTTTGTTCATTCGTAATTGGATGAACTACTGTCAAAATAAATTGTGTCATCAATCCCTCACTTTATCATAGTATTTAGTAGATAAAAAAAGGTGCCGAAGCACCTTTTATTAAAGTATATCAATTATAATAATTCATTTAATTCAGTCATACTATGATATGTAGCAAAACCAAGTTTAACTTTTACTTTAGTGCCAGATTCTACTGAAGAGTTTAAAACTCTAAAAGAACCAGAACCATTAGTTAAATATACACGAGATTTATCACAAATACCATTAATTGATTCTAAATAAATTACATCAACATAATCTTCAGAAGAAACATTATACTTAGTGTAGTCAGGATCAGTATATGTTGTATCTTTAGAAACAGTAATTTTATCAACTAATTCAAGATGAGGTAAAGTATTATTTTTACCTTCAGCCTCATAATATTCAAATGTTTCAGTTGTATCAAGAATAGTATTTGGTTCACCAAGTAGGATAATATCTTGTTGAGTAAATCCTAAATTTGGATTGCGAATAAAAATATGTATTGGTGAATTCCATGTTCGACCAACTTTAGGGGATGCTGAAAACTCGGATTTTTGCGCTTTAGTTGCTTCAGAAAGATTTACCACCTGAGTTGGTGTTAAAAATTCTTTATTAAATTTTGTTGGTGGCGCAATAATACCGATTAAAGTATTACTTTTAAAACCCATTTCATTTACTACTGACCATGGTAGTTTCCATTCATGAACAGTAACATTTTGTGTTTCATTATTTTGAATAAATTCTGCTGTTACTCTAAATGTAATTAGTTGATCAGTAACAGTTAAATGATATGTTGGTGTCTCATCTGGGTGTGCGTATATAAGACCATACGTTGTTGAAAATAATCTTTTTGCCATTTTATTTTTTCCTAGTTTATTGTCATTGCGTTTACATTATAATTTGGAAACACAACAGAATTCAGGCTTTGCATCAATTCGGTATAAGAATTGGTATCATAAGTTACAAAGTTATTTGGATCAGTAAATGACACAATATTTAGATAATTTAAATGTCCAACTTTAAATGATATTTTATCGGATCCTTCAACTGAAGATTTTAATCCACGAACATATCCGACACCATTAGTTAGATTAATTCGTACTTTATCAAGAATTCCTGTTCTGGCATGAACATCAACTGATTTAACATATGGCGCAGTGGTAATTTTATACTTAAAATATTCAGCATCATCATACGTCATTTCTTTAGTTACTGTAATTTTATCTAATAAAGGAATGACATCACCATTCCATGAAACTTGTTCATTAGATGTTGTAAAATTATACTCATCTTTTGTGAAAACGATAACATCACAATCATCAAACGAGCCTTCAGGATTTCTTACTAATATCTGAATAGTAGCTGGTTGATCTAAAGTATATAATGAAGAAATAATAGGATTTCTAGTATTAGGAGAACGATTCAAATATGTAAGTGGTGAAATTACTATAAGATTATTTGCGCTAAGAACTTTTTTTTCTCTATCATTAGGTATTATAGAAAGCGATACCAAAGAATTTGGTACTATCGCACGCACGTCTTTTACAATTGAGAATGGTAAAGTCCAATCTGATATAACAGTAATCGCATTACCGAGAATTACTTCTAGTTTCGATGTTATAGCAGTAGGTGTAACATTAACACTTAATCTAACTTGTTCTTCTACTGCTAAAAATTTTGATTTATTAAATTCTTTTTTTACGAGGATTTTACTCATAGTATTCCTTTATTTGGTTGTAATAGACTCATTATAGAATTAGCAATTACAACGGCAATTTGGCGAGAAGTTACCATAGTTACCTAAGTTGTTGGCAAACTGAGAAAGATGTCCTGGCCAACCAGTTTGAGCATTATGCGCTTGGTGACCATATGAACTATTATGAGCATGCGGTGCAGTATTTGCGTGGGTTGAATTATTAGAATTATGAGCATGCGGTGCTGTTGCTGCATGCGAGGCATTATGTGCATTGGTTGCATTGGTTGCATGGGGCGATGCGCCAGCATGTCCACCGATGTTAGTAACAATAACTGCGCCAATCTGTCCTTGAACAGAACTAACAGGAACACTAACGATAACTGCACCAGTCTGTCCTTGAACAGAAGTAACTGAAGCATCAACAGTAATATTTCCAGCAACACCAGTACCATTGGTAATAGTAATACCACCACCAGCCACAATAGTTCTACCAGCAATAGTACCAGCTGCAGTTTTGACAACTATACCATATGATGATAAACCAGATAATGATGTTAGTGTTGCATCTGCAGCCTGTACTTCAGTACCGATACGTAATTGAAGGAGTGCTGCAGCAGTACTATACGAAGCAGTTCCAGCCAAAGATCTACCGAATGCTGTAAAGGCTGTAGTAGTAGCACTAGTTGTGCCATTAAAATAAGGAATAGTATCAGCAGCAGAAGTTGTTGCGCCCAAATTGCTTAGACTTTGAGTCCACCCTTGTACATTGGTATTGATAACAAGACCAAGGTTACTACGAGCAGTGCTAGCATCAGTAGCACCAGTACCACCACCAGCGATTGCTACAGTATAGTTCAAACTAGAAGCAATAGAAGCCGTACCAGTTAGAGCAGCAGTAATAGTACCAGCGGAGAAGTTACCAGAAGCATCACGAGCAACGATAGTGTTGGCAGTGTTAGCATTAGTAGCACTACGAGCACCAGAGTTAAAGGTCATGGTATCCGAGTTTAAACCACCAGCTTGACTATATCCAGTTAGCGAGTTTACTTTGGATAGAACGTCTGCGGCAGTATAACTAGCTGCAGTAAGACCAGTCGCAAGGGCTGTATTAATGTTTGAGAAGTTGTTATCTACTTCTGTATTAGTAAGAGGACTACCTTTAGTCGATCTTAACGTAATAGATGCGGATGTTATATTTGCCATTTAAGGTTTCCTTTGGTCAATCTTTTTTCAATATTTGAAGAAGCAATGATTTAATGTCCTGCAATTCATTCTTAATGTTATTTATATCTTCAGTATGTTTAGAAATTTCGGCTTCTCGCTCCTCAGCTTTACGCTGTCTAGCGATATATTCTTCATATTCAGTTCTATTAGTATTTAGGATAGCACCAGTAGTGGTATCCCTAACTAATCCTTCATGACCGAGGACTTTTAAATATTGCATTTTATGGACATGCTATAAGTCTAAAATCTCTGATAATAGGAGGAGTTGCAGTATTAGTTCCCTGCATAACAATCTTTATCTGAGCAGTATCAAAAGACGGAATTCCTGTTAGAGTATAAGTTATATCACTAAATGCAGTATTTCCTGCATCTACTTTAACAATACTATTATCTGGTTGTAATAATGTATATTTAGTATATTGTAACTGTGTATTATCGCCTGTGCATGACTTATAATAGATTAAGACATTTGATTCATTAGGGATATTTGCTGAAATCATAACTCTTAGATAAGTTGAAGAATTAGCAAATTTCACTGGGGTAGTTACATATTTACTTAAAGTAGAACTTCCTACTGGAGCAATTTCATCAGCAAATAATATTCTAGAAGTAACTGTAGTTCCTGTTACTGCAGCTTCTGCTGTAAATGTATTTGTAACATAAACAGTACCAGTAGTACCGTCATCTGTATATCCAGTAACTAAGAATGTTCCATTGTTTGTAGAAGTAGTTGCTGAAGCAACAGTAATATATTTACCAATTCCAAGCTGAGCCATTGCAGATTTAACTGCTGCTACTGTTGAAGTAATTATACCAGAAGATCCAACATATAATAATGTAGCAGTCCCGTTAACTGCAGTTCCACTAGTATGGGATGGATATGCTGTTGAAGAGGAAGAAGTAGTTCCTGCAACAGTAACTTGGTAAAGATTACCAGAATAGTATAACAATGATCCAATGTTAACAGCAGTAGAAGTAGCCCATAAAGTACCAGAATTACCAAACGAGAATGCGCCAGTAGAACCAGACCAAACAGGAATAGTATCAATTGCTGCTACGTTTGTATTAGATTCAGTTGGTAGATTTAATTTATTACCAATTGCAATTAAACTAGAACGTGTCATATCAATTACTGGTGATACTGCATCATTAGTTGTTGATATTTGAGCAGAGAAAGTTACTGATTTAGAACCCGATTGATTTGTAATTTCATTAATATTTGAAGAAATCATTCTTGGAGATATAAACTTATTATTCTCTTTATTCAATACTGGAGTAAATGTAGGATCTATTTGATATGGGGATTGACCACCATCTACAGATTTACCAGAAGTTGTTTTAATAGAGAATGATGTAGTAGTATCTGGGAAAGACTGAGTTTGGATAGATGGATTAATAATATCATATTGAATATTTCTAGACGCTTTAATAAAAGCACCACCAGTATATCCACTTACAGTAGCATTAGCTGTTGTAGTAATTGTGTAGCAATTATTATCTACATTACTAATTACTGAAGATTTAAAAATTTGATTAGCAGGAATACCATTAATTGGTCCAACATATTGATAGCTGGATCCAGCTGCCATTGCAGTAGTAGCATTGTTAGATAATGTTAACGAAGTGTCGCTGGCAACTGCAGTAACTGTTCCAATATAAACATCTTGAGAATTATAGATGTTAGTGCCAACAATCGCTTCTGTTGTAAACTTAGTTCCAACGCCAGTGATAGTAGTGCTTGATATAGAAGCAGTAATAGTTCCAGTACCTGGATCATTAGCATTTACAGCAGAGATATCTACAGTAGAACCAGTACCACCATTAATAGGCATACCGTGATCATAGTGCCATACACGAACAATATTAGAACCAGCAGTAGTTTCGAATGGGTCAACTGCTAAAGTATCATATGGAACTAAGTCGTTAACAAATTCTACATCACCAATAACTTGTGTATTAAAGACTGCGCGATTAAGTGTAAACTTAATATCAGCACTATCATCTGCTGTCCAAGTAGAGGCATTCTGAGATTTAAACATAACACCAGCATATGGTTGCTGAGATATTGAACGTCCAGATCCTGGAATAGTATCGCCCATATAAGAGATCCAAACTTTATAATTATTTGAATCTGAAACTAAAACGAAACAATATTCAGTATCATCTCTTACATAAACTGGGGTTTCAAAAGTAAATGTAGTTGGTGTATCGAATGTTGGGTAAGTATTACCATCTGGTAATTGAACTGTATTAGCAGAAAGAACAACATCTTTTGCTTGTTTAGTTACAACGCTGAATGGAAGAATAGATTTTCCAGGAGTACCATTTACCATCTCACGAAGCTGTAATGTTACTGGAAGATTTGAATCTTTACTACCAAAGAAAATATCAATACTAGTTAAAAATGCACCCCCCTTCTGCTGAACTAAAAATGATTGGGCAAGAGGATCATAATAAGCATTACCACCTTTAGTAATCGTAGAGGTTTGATATAGAGTTTGATTTTCTGAGACCTGCTCTTGAACAATTTGTGCATTTCTAACTGCATTAATAGTTTGCTGAACATTAGTTAAAGTGCCTGTTGCTTCATATGCAGCAAGACCACGAGAAGAATAGTTACCATTGTATGTATTTGAATCAACTAATTTTAATTCACGTTTGCCAGTACGGAAACGAACAGAATCTGTATTTGGAATATTAAAGATAAATTCTAGATCACCAATACTGTTAGTTGTAAAATTAGAAGCTGGGGTTATTGAAGTTACAGTTGCTGTTGCTCCGCTGATAGATCCAGTAATAATATCACCAGTTCCATTGGCAGCAGTAGTTAATATTGTTCCAATTAAATTAACGATACTAAGACACTTATTATTGTTGGCATCAATATAAGAATTAACAACAACAGCAGAAGCACCAGAAGCAGTTGTAATTACGTCACCAGTATTTAAACATACTTGTGAGTCAGTACCAATTCTTCTCTGAACTGAAGTAGATTGAGAACCTACATTAGTCTTAAAATCAAAAGATCCATTAAGATTAGTATAGATTAATTTCTGAGCAATTGAACAGTAAGGTGTAATATCAACACTATCAAAGTATGGATAGAATTGAGTATTTGGTTTTAATTTATGTGCCTGAACAAGAATATTTCTTGAACGGATATATGGAATAATTGCAGTAGAAACTACTCTATCGCCCTGACTTTCATAATCAGTTTTTAAAGCAAGACTACTATTAACACCAGTTCTAGACTGACCAACCTGAGTTGCTTGTGTAGTATTTACAGTATAAGAACCAGCATAGATACTAAATCCGTGTAGGTTTGTATTTGTTCCAACACCAGCATTCAAACTAAAAATACCACCATTAGTTAAACCAAGTGCTTGGGCTTGAGCACCATACTGTCCACCAAAAGTAGTTGTAGTAGTAGTTGCACCAACCCACTCAGTCTGCCATGCATTCCAAACTGTTCCTAATGCGCCAGACAATTGAGCCATCGCAGCAATGGTGTTATAGTTGCCTTCAACTTGTTGAACAATATCAGGTAATCTATTTGTCTCAAACCAATCATCAGATGGTGGATTCATTTGAACATCACCAAGGAATGTGAATATTGCAAATGGGTTAATATTTTCTAAACGAGAAGCATATTGTTGAGTAATTAATGGTGTAGTAGTATAAGGCAGAGTAATAATATCGCCTGTTACTTGATAGTTTGCTGCTGCTCTTTGAGAAATACTATATTTTTCAATAAGATTAGAATTATACATTGTATAGAATGGGCGTAATTGATTATTTTCCATATCAATTGCGCAGTAGTAATCTTGGCTTGTATTATTTGCTAATGTACTACCAGTAAAATTATCAACAACGAAACCATTCTTCATTCTATCAAGACCACTACTGTCTTGAATCTTAAGAGAAGATGTTTGTTGTTCTAATAATGAAAGAGAAGTATAGTATTCAAGATTATTAATTCTATTTTCTAATTTACCAATATCGCGCATTGTGTAACGCTTATTGTCTATTTTCTTTACAGCTACACTATTACTAGTTGTTGAGAATGTATATGGTTCTAGAGCAAGGGTATACAATACCATTGCAGCAGTTGGATCAGGTGGTAGACCTGCATTTATCGCAGAGATACCAGTAACATCTAAAATATTACCATTAGTATCTAAAGCAATTTTATCTTTTCTTGCTAGGTAATAACTAAAATCTGTTGTAATTGATTCACCACGCTTTGGGCAGGCAGAGATAGAACCACCTGTTTGGGTGAAATTCTTAAATGCCATAAAGTAGTTACCACCATTAGAACCAGCAGAAGCAACTGCATAAGATCTATCAGCAACACGTGGACGGAAATCAATTGCATCTCTTAATGGAGGTGGAATTTGTTTGTAGTCAATTCCACTATAAGAGTTAACATCAAAATAGTCTCCAGTACCATGCGCAAAATATTGATATGTTACTTTAATTGGATTTGCTGGTAGATCAAAAGATTGGCTTAGAATTAAAGATCCCCAATCATAATGAGAAACTCTTTGACCATTATCTAAAGTATATCTATCAGTAATATCAGTAGTATAAGCAGATGCAGCTGGAGTAGTTCCAAACGCAGCACCAGATGCTGTTGTTACACTGATTAAATTAAATATATCAGCTTTATCCAAATAAAGAACTGCTTGTTGGGCAGCAGCTGCAGTTGTAAAAGTTTCAGATGCTGTTATTAAAGTTTTATTTTTTTCTGAACCAGAACCAGATTTTTGAACAACTGCAATTAAAGTAATTGAATTTGAACCAATAGCTGATCCAGATAACTGAACAGTATTTCCAGTTGGTGTTATAGTTAAAGTACTTCCTGGAGGTATTACAGCTCCAGTAGTATTATTGAACACCGTATAATGTGTACTATCAGCAATAGAAGAGAATGTTCCACCTGAAGTTGTACTAAACGTAATAGAACTACCAGAAGCAGTTCCAGTAAATTTCTGATATGAATTATATGTTAAGTTATTATAACCACCACTACCTGCAGTTCTTAAACTTCTAATTGCATATTGTGGCAATGGGAATATTAAACCTAAATTTTGTGGTTCTAAAAGTTGAGTAGAACAACGTGCAATGGTAGCACCAGTAACGGTAATACTACTATCAACAGTTATAGTTCCCTGAGCACTAACTGCTGTAACTCTACGGTAACTACCAGTTGTTACTCCACCGATAAGAATTAAATCACCAACTCTTAAATCTGTTAAGAATGATGTTCCTGTACCAGTAATAGTTGTGCTTGATGCAGTGGCTGAACCAATAATTGGAGTTACTACTGGACTAATGTCTGCAGTGAAAGAAGTTGCAGGAGTACCGCCACTATAATAGAAAGATTTTACATCAGTACTAAACTTATAATTTGGATTCATTTGAACATCAAATAAACCAAGTTTATAAATTGTTGCAGTACTGAAAGGTAATCCGCTATGATATTCAAATAATCTAGCACGTGCCGTACCTACAATTGTTCCACCAGCTGGAGCAGAGCCTGCGCTAGCATTAACATAATTATATAAATTTATATTAAGGAATGTATCAACTGGTGGAAGATTATTTACGTTGGTAACTAATACATAATTACCTGGAGTTCCAGTAATTGCTGAGTTAACAGCTTGAGCATAATCTCTTGCTTTATTTACTGGAATATATGTAACTGCAGTTTTTTCTATTTCTGCTCCGTGAACATATGCTTTACCAGCTTCAATACCTATCGCTAATTGATTTTCATTGCCATCTAAATTAATACCACGATTATAAAATGGATTTACTGTATATTGCCAATTAATACCAGTATTACTTGAACCATCATATGCAGATCCACTAGTATGTGTTGGAGGAGTAGTTACTGAAGTTGTTGAATTTAAAGCAGTATATGTGTTTCCATTATATGAAACAACATCACCAATTATGTATGCTGTATTTTGTGTCCATGTTCCACGATTATTATTTCTGTGTTCGCGAACATCTATATCCCAACCCATAACAGTATAATCACCATTGGTGTCATACGTTCTTCTTTGCATTTCACCTTCAATTTGATTGTAAATAATGTTGTAATTTGTGTCTTGAACAATAGTATTAATAACACCATTTGTTACACGAATTACTTCTACAAAGTTTGAATCTGCTGTTGAGATAATGCCAATCTTAGTTAATGCTAAATCGATCATATAACGATGCGCTCCTGGAGCAGCATAATTATATGAGTTTTGTGCATTGTCTAATAATGTTTCATCGCTTTCTGGTGTAACGATAGATTCAGTATATGTTAAACCAACTCTATATGTTGGTGTGGCAGTATATTTGTCAAGAACGATAGTTTGAGATGGACATAGAACAAAATATCCATTAATATAATATACACCAGTTTGAATACTTGCTAAAGAACCTTTACCAATACAATCTGATGTAGATCCAACTTGGAATGAATATGTTCCATCTGATGTTTTTATAACTTCATTTGTAGCAAAAGTTTTATATACACCATTACCAGCAGTGTAATTTAAATATAAAGTAGTTGGGTCAGTATTTTCTGCGCTTTGGCAATAAGAAACAGTTGCAGTTACACCTGTAGTTTGGCCAATAACAGTTATTCCTAATAACGATCCTAAAAATGTTTCTACAGCTACGTTATTATAAACTGAGATTAATTTAATATAATCTGCGCCCTTACCTGGAGTATTTACAGTCTGTAAAGATGCTTGTCCAGGAATAACCATGGCACCATTTTTAAAGATGTTGTCGCCATGAGTTTTAATTTGATTCTGCAGAATACTCTGCATTTGAGTAAGTTCTCGAGCCTGAACAGCAAACGATGGACGATACAAAATTCTGTAAAATTGTTTCGCAGGATCGTAATTATCATTATACGGTTCGGTATTAAAGTCTAGCATTCTTTTTACTCTTTATGTTATTCGTTTATTTATTAGAAGTGTACAACTGTTCTAAGCGTCACGTTCTGATCAGAAGTTGGCGTAAATGCCTGTTTGTTATCAATAAACAATATATTACCAGAATATTTATCTGCTGTTGGAGGGGTTACTCCTGAAGCAGTAAAAGTATTTCCTGCTATATTGATAAACACAGAACCAATTTGAGGAACTGCATTATCAATAGACTGTAGTAATGCACCAGTGCTGGTAACTGCTACAAGTCTAAATACTGGTCCAGTAGAAGTTCCAAGGGTTAATGTCTGGTCAGCAACAAAGTTTGTAGTATCAATAAATCCTGTTACTAGATAGCATGCTGATGCTAAAGAAGTAGCCAAATTACCAAACGCACCAAACTGACGAGGGTTTTTGATAATACCCAATTGTCTAAAGTCATTATTTACAGCATACCCCTGATTAGTATCTTTAGATACGTTTGTGTAAAACATTAAAGTTTTTGCAGCCATTCCAGTAATAGGATCTTTACCATGACCACCATATGGAGCCATAATTCCACGAGCAACAGCACCAAAACCAGCACCTTGGTCAAATGATACCTTACACCAACGATATCCTAAACCATAATTAGTAACAGTAATTTTGGTTATTGCACCATTAGTAACAATAGCAGTTGCTGAAGCGCCAGTACCATCACCAGTAATTGTTACAGGAAAATTAGAACCATATCCGTATCCACCAGAAATAACTGGATATGCCATAATACGACCATCAGGAGTTAATAACTCAGTATTCGCTTGAAGAGTATTTAGGTCTCCAGGAGATAAGTCTGCTGTTAATTGAGCAGTATTTGGATTTGTTCCACCACCATTACCATCGCCAGTAACTGATAAGTTGGCATAGGTATATCCTGTTCCACCATCATCAATTTGAACTGAACTAATAGCGCCATTTGTTATAATCGGAATTAATTTTGCTTTAGATGGCGGAGCAATAAAGTATGCAGTTGCACCACCGCCACCAGAAACAGGACTAATTGAAACTCCTGGTGCAACTTTGTAACCAGCACCATAACGTAAATTTATAGTACCAGTTGCTGTAACACCAGCGTATCGTAAAGTTGCAGTCCCATTAGTTGCAGTCTGTAAAGTTGCTGCGCCAGCTACGGCACCTGTACCAACAGTTGCTGTAATAGTTACAGTTGGTGGATTAATATAACCAGAACCACCTGCAGTAACTGTTAGTGCAGTTATTTGACCAGAAACAATAACTGGAGTTGCAATCGCTTGAGTTCCACCTGAAACATCAGGAGCGGAAATAGTAATTACTGGTGGAGTCACAGAACTATATCCAGATCCCGATGAGGTCATTGCGATTGAAGTGATAGCACCATTAATTGTTGGTGTACTAGAAGCATGAGTAGTACCAGCAACAATTACAGTATAAAGTCTATTTGAATAATAAATTTGTTGTCCAACAGTAACAGCAGTAGAAGCTGTCCATGGAGTTCCAATAACTAAAGTTGGTACTGAAGTATAATTATATCCAGGGTCTAAAATCTGGATTCTACCAACAGATGTTCCACTCATAACAGATTGAATAACAGCGCCAGAACCACCACCACCAGATAATGTAGCTATTGGTGCTGATGAATATCCAAGCCCACCACTAGTCATGGTAACATCATATAAATTTCCATTTAATGTATAACCAGTCACTACTCCACTAGAAATAGTTAATGTTCCTGTTGCACGAGTACCGACATATTTTAATGCAGCAGTGCCATTTGCAACAATACCAACTCTATGAGAGGGTCCAGGACTGGCCAAAATACCAGTCACTGTTGCTGTATAAAGATTATTATTATATTCTACTGACTGACCAAGTAAAACTTGCACACCATTAGTCCAAGTATTTGCTCCACTAATTGGTGGGTCAATAGTCATTGTAGCACCACTAGTATACCCAGTGCCACCATTTGAAATAACCATATTCGAAATTAATGCTGGATCTGATGCTCTATAGCCATCTCCTGATACAGTAATATTAGCAAATGTATAATTCTGCCCTTGGTTGTCAATTCTTATATTTAAAATTTCGCCACCAGAATAAAATTGTGAACGAATAGAATTGACAACTGGCATATATACGTCAGTTAAGAATTTATTACGTAGAGCGATTGGAATACTGTATAAGTATTTCCACATATAACCATCTGGCATAATAACAGGATCTACAACAGTACCAACAGGTTTGTAAGTAGAAATAGAATTATTATTATTGTCAAGACATTTATATACATTGAAGTCATCAGTTAATGCATAGCATTTAGCATCTTCTAAACGCTGAGTACCCGATGGCGCAATAGTAACACGAGCAGTAGCAACAGCATTAGTACCGCCACCACCAGAAATTGTTACAGTTGGAATAGATGTATATCCAATACCCTTACTAGTTAAAGTAATTGCTGAAACTACACCTGAATTTAAAGTTGCTACTGCTGTTGCTCCAGAACCACCACCGCCAGAAATTGTTACAGTTGGGGTTGATGAATATCCATATCCACCAGCAATTAAATTGATACCCTGAACTTCAGTAGAATATTGATCATCATACATATCCCAGATGGTTCCAGTTACCCAATCAAAACGTGGGATAACGAAAGCCACATCAGTAGACTTAACTTCTTTCAGTGTAATAATTTCGTTACGTGTTTTTAATTCATAGTCACAACTATCAACTGGCAATGGTGGAGCTGTGTCTACTGGCCATGTTAAAGTTTTTCCTAAGAAATAATAATAACGAGCACTACGATTCTGAATTTCATTATATACTGCGTTAGCGATTGATAAATCTAACGGAGATTTTAGTAATGATGACATGTATTTTACCTAATTAAGATACTGTAACTACCCATGTAACAGCAATAGAGTCACCAGCTGCTTTGTTAACAACTGGAAATGTAGTGCGGCAAAGCATAGTGCCTGATGAGCTTGCATTAAGAATAGCTGCTTCTGTAATAGCACCAGTACCAGTTCCCGCTGGGAATGTAGCAGTGGCAGTAACTTGAGCAGCAGAAGCAGTAAATGATGCTAAAGCAACACGCCCAGCTTCAGTACCCAATTGTGTATTACCAACAGCAGGAGTACCAGTACCAGTACCAATTGCCATATATCCCATAACAGTTGCAACAGAAGTGCCCTGCATACGATTAGCAATATATCCTTTTCCAGCTGTAACTACTAAGTTTTTAACTTTTCGTTCTTCTTTGATGTTACCATTTAAATCTAGTAATTGAATTAATACTTGGCCAGTTGCCAGTAAGTCGTCTTGTTGTTTAATTTGCATAAAAAGCTCCTTATTTTATCCAGTAAAGGTTATTGGTAGTCCTACGTATAAGCCTGAATCATTTAAGAAATAACCAGCTTCAACATATGGGTTAAAATCTAAAATACCACCAGAATCTACGGTAGTAGTTGTATCATTATCAAGCGTTGTTCCGTCATTTAAAACGTGGGTTAGACTACCATTAGTTGAATCCCATGCCCTTAATGTCAAAGCAAACGCAGGTGTCGTTCTATTTAGGTCAGTAGAACTTGAAGCATCTGTATCACTTGCGCTAAATGTATCACTATCTGCTGTCGAACCATCGTTAAGATAATGAACAAAAGATGTAGAATCTATTGTTTTAGTAACAGCATATGTAGAAATACCGAATCGTGAACTTGATCCATCAGCATTAAGATATGCTGGTTCATCAGCTATTGCATTTTCTGTATCTACTGTTATACCATTATTAATTGTATGAGTGCCATCAAGCAATTTCATAAATCCAGCAGTAGAACCAGTTAATAATGTCCCATTCGCCGCAATTAATGCTGGATTAGTTCTAGCAGATGTTTGGTCATCACCACCATCAGTTGGTGTTACATTTTCAGTATCAATAGTGGTGCCATCATTTAATTTATGAGAAGAATCAAGGAATTTCATAAATCCAGCATCAGATCCAGAAAGTAATGTTCCAGTAGTTGCTAAGAATTGTGGATTAGTCCTAGTAGATGTTTGATTATCACCACCATCAGTTGGTGTTACATAAAATGTATCAACAGTTGCGCCATCATTTAATATATTATTACCAGTATCATCAATTGGTTTATTTAAAACAATATATGGCATAGTTCTAGCTGAATCTAGAGTAAGCCCAATTTCTTGCATTATTACTGTTTGAGAATCTGTAGTAAAAGTATCATTTAGTAAATTAGTTTCATCAAATACTTTTAATATACCAGCGGTAGAATTAGATAATAAAGTTCCTGATAGTGCAGTAAAATTAGGATTTACCCTAGTCAAATCATTATTATCAATACCAGAATCTGTTATAACACCATCATTTAACGTGAGAGAAAGAATCTTTATTAATGACTCTAATGTTGTATTAATTGTAAATTCATTTCGAATATCATATTCACCAAATATCTGAGTACCAGCTGGGTGAATTAAATTCTTAACAATTGTTTTATAGGAATTTAATGCTTGGTCAATTTTAATAACATATGAGAATGCTTGATAAAATTTACTATCTTGAATGTAAATAGCATCATCTAAGAATCCATCATTATTAACATAGTAACCTGGATATTTTGCAAGCGGTCCAAGTCCAACTTTGATAATAGCAGGATTAGTATTAGTCACTTGGGAATCAATATTAGTAATACCAAATTCACGCAATGTTATACCAGCATAAGCACCATCGAAGAAATTGCCCCTTACAACACCATATGTTGCAATATCAACTGCTTTCTCAGCATCACTTTCTAAGTTATAGTCAGCAGTATTAATAGATCCAGATTCAGCAAAACCATTTAAAGATTCTGTGATTGTTAAGTTAACAGTTTTATTAGCTGGCGCTAGAAAAGTATCAACACGTTGGATAACAGTTCCTGCAGTACCACCAAGATCTTGTCCAGAAGTAGAAGAAATTGTTGTTGTAAAATCTGTTGTATAGCCAGTGCCGTATTTAATAAACTGGCCAAGAGCAATACCACCAGTAGGAGTAACAGCAGAAACTTTCATAATGGATCCATATCCATTAAAGTTATTAATGTTGTATAAATCTCCTACTTTAAATCCAGAGCCAGGTGTTTCAATTTTAAGTGAAGATGTAGTTGGTAAAATTAAACCATTAAAAATTAATGTCTGAGTTAATGGATCAATATAACGTAAAGTATCACCAACTGAAATAGTTCCAAAGAAACGTCTATCTAAAATTAATTCATAAAGTGTATCTGATACTCTAATTGCTCGATCAACTTCAACTTCAACGTATTGACGGCGATCAACAAGGACACGAATAACCTTTGTTTGTGTTACTACATCGACTAGTTTTCCAACGATATCTTGTGGGTGGCCAACAAGAACTTGAACAAAAACTGAAACGTCTTGATTCCATTTGCCATCAGAAGCACGAAGCATCTGTGTAGCAGGATAATCTATTTCAATAGATTTATTAAAAAGAATCCTAAACAAAAGTTTAAATGATGCTTCACTACCTTTTGCTAGATATAAATCTTTAATTCTTCCTAAAAGAAATCGCTGATCAACTGTTGAATATGGCAAACTTGTTGCAAGTTCGCTCTTAAAATATGTGATAAAAGAATCAAGGGTAGTATCAAGATCTCTTAATTCTACTGGATCTTGTTGAGTTGTTTCTAAAAACTCATAATATGCTTTTAAAAACTCAACGAATGTTTGATAGTCGTCCCTGATGAATTCAGGTAGCTGTGATGCTACTATCGATGAAACTTTAGGTCTTGTAAGCATTATGAACGACTAGAAGTAAATGTATAGTTATAACCACCACGAAGATCACCAGAAGCAGTTGGGTCAGGGATTGCTGTTACCTTTAGATGCTCTGGAGGGATATGTGCGATTTGGGTCAGGGCTGATACTACGTCATTAGATAATGGACGAATTGAAATTTCTAAATCTAAGTTAGCAAGAGCAGTAATATGTAGGTTTCTAATATCAATAATACCCTTTGCGTAATCAATAGTCCCAATATTTGAATTAACTACTACTTTAACACCATTGGGTCCATATTTAAATAAACGAACATACTGAACACCATCATCATCGAGATAATGAATTTCATCACTTCCTAAGATATAAAAACCAGTGCTCTTAAATGATTCTTCTGGTTGACCAGAATTCCAAATTGGATTAATCATATTAAGAAGATATTGCGCAGAGGTATTATAGCGAACAATTAATTGTCTACGCAATAAGATTGTAGTAATGTTATTTGTGATTGATGGATCGCTTGCGTCAATTAATCTACTTAATTTAGAATATCTAAATACGCCATCAAAACGATCAAGTTCATTGACATCATATGCGTTAATTGTATTTGTTACAAGAGAAGCAATATCAGAAGCAGTTTTTGTAGTTGCTTGTTCATTATAATATACAGTTGAAGTAATAGCAATATTAATATACTCTGGATCAACAATAATTGGAATTACTGAAACCACATTTCTTGATTGTAGAATTGTAGATATAAGAGCAGTTTTCTGTGTTGTGGTAAGTTTATTTGCAGTTTTTGGTTTTACGCAAATATAAACTTTTCCATAAACTGGTGGATTATTGTCTTCGCCACCCCAACAAGTCACTGAAGCTGCATCAGAGAATAATGAATATACAATTGCTTTATAATCATCTGGAGTAACTGCACGATTTTGTGAAGCATACATTCTTGGAGCATTAAAACGAATAGAATCGATATCTTCTGGTGCTGCGCCATTTCCAGCAATTCCAGATGTTACTACACTAACAGTTGAACCAGCGCCTAAAGTAGCACCAGAATAAGAAAATACACGTGCACCATTTGGCGCAGCTAAACTAGAAGAAAAATAATTTAAACGAACCACATTACCTATTGCTAACGACTGACCAAGGTTATTATCCCCAAAAGTTAGTTCATACAATCCTTCATCAATTTCCTTTACCCAATATACTTTACTAGTAGGTTCCACATGGATCAATGTATCTGCTTGGTAATAAGTATCAAACATTGATGATGATTGATTTTCTTGAACTCGCACAGTAAGAGTATTTAAATCTATAGTTGGATTTGGAATGATAAAACGAGTACCAGCTTCAACTGTGTAATTGTAATTTAATGGAGTACCTTCAGTAATCACAACATTTTGGAATGTAAATATTCCTGTAGTACTTGATGCTGCAATAGAACCAGTGTTAAAGAAGGTATAGTTAACACCATCTACTGTTGTATTAAATTGACTATATGCTGGTAATATTAATGTTGTTGCTGTTGTATTATTTGTATTAACAGTAACTGTTACCGTTGCTTGTGCGCATGTTGCTGATCTTGGGGAATACCCAAGCATTTTAGAAAGAGAAACTACACTATTACGTTTTCTTGCTGAATCTAAGAACATCTCGTTAATAGAGAGGTTATTATAAAGAGCATTGTAATGAGTATTATATGCCAGAACATCTAATAAAACTGACATAGCAGAACCTTCAAAATCATAATCTTGAAATTCTGTCTGACCACTTAGGTAAGTTTTTAAGTTTGTTTTTATCTGATCAAAATCTAGATCAGTAACATTAATTTTTTTATTAGAGGTTGCCATCTTATCTTGTTCTCTGTAGAGTTATATCTAGTGTTACTGGAGTAGTAGTGTTAAGTATAGTAAATTCAATAGAAACATCTATTGAATAGCTGTCTGGGTTTGTAACTACCATAATATCTCTGACATTTACTCGAGGTTCAAAACTAGTAATAGTGTCTAAAATAGCACGTTTTAACATTGCGCCAAGCATTGGAGTAGCTGGTTCAAATAGTAATTTTTTAATTGGGCTACCAATTTCACTATGAAAAGGTCTTTCAAAATTCCCAGTAAGAATAAGATTCTTTAATGATGACTTTATAGCGTCCTCATCATATCTACGTGTCACATCATGTGTTACGGGATTTAACGTGAAGTTAAAGTCTAAATCCGAAAAAATTCTAGTATTCTTTGCCATAAGTTTATTTAGGTTTATTCTATAAAGGAATTTGCAGAACCTTCAGCTATTGCATCTCCATCATTTAATGGGTCTCCAATTCTTGCTGCTTTTTTACCTTCAATATAGGTTTTAGATGCACCAGAAGATGGATATCTAGTATTGGCTGGATGTACTTGATTTACAGGTGCAGTATGATCAGCAAATTGACATTGCAAATCAACAACACCAGCCAATATACCATTAAAATAAGTTTTTATTACTGGAGTTGAAATCATAGCTGTTGGTGGCCATGCTCCATGGCCAGTCGACATTTTACCTTTTTGACTTACTGCTGGCATATGACACCAATTCCTTTAGATTATTTAGCCCTGGAGTCCAATTTTTATCTTCTGCTTTTATAGTATATATTTGTGAAATAATAACTTGATTATATGTTGGACTTCCTACCATAGTATCGATTGCCTCTGCCAAATATGAAAATGTTTTACTTCTAACGGTATCTGCTTTAAATGATATTACCTCATATACTTTATCTCTATTTACTGCATTAAAAACACCAGCTCCCGAACCTAAAGTTGTAACAGTAGTAAAAGACCCATCTTTCGCTCTTGTTGTAAGGGTATCGTTAAAAATACCTTTATAATACCCAGAAATAATTCCTGGATCTAGTGGGGTTGGATAAGTACAACTAACTGTGCTCTGATTTGAATCTAATGCAGTTATTCTAATTTTATAATAAAAATCTACCCCTGCTTCAACAGGAGGAGTGGCAGTAGGGTCAGCTGTAGTTCCAGGAACATAGTATTGAATTGAATGTGAGAATGTTTCTAACTCTCCATGAGTTCCTAATAAAGTTGCTGATGGAACCCATGGCATAGTTATACCTTTTTCGCTTGTGGCGGTGCGCCACCATCTACTAATACAAATCCAGTAGGATATCCTTTAGCATCTCTCTGATAAACTTTATCATTTACCATAGTGAATCCCATTTTTCTATTTCCCTTAGATGTATATCCAGTATGAATCCAACATTGACCATTAAATCTATATTCTAAAATTAATTGATCATAATTAACTAATTTATCCATCTTCTGAACTAAATCATATGTTTTATTATATTTGTCTGGCAGTAGTAAAGCAATATCTACAGCTTGCCCCTTACAATGAGAAGAAGTTGGGCTTTCTTGGGCTAGAACACCTTTCAATCTATATCCTGATGTAATAGTCCATTGTTTTGTGTAGCCACCAATTCCACCTGGAAGAATACCTGCGTCAAGATATACTTCTAATACATTTGTGCACACATTTGCTAAATTACAAACAATTTCTTGTACAGTATAAACCCTATCTGGTCCTTTGTCTGTATCTTTTAATATCTGATCTACCAATTTATGATCTGGACTACAAATCAGCATACCAAGAGTAAAGTTCTTTGACAATCTATAATCTTTTGGGAAGTTAGTTGTATTATAGATTATTTTGCAATCTGCAGGAACCTGCTCATTTTTACCACCAGTTGGGGCTGCTGGTGGTTCTGTAACAACTGCTGGTGGTGGATTGGGAACTCCAGTTGTCTGCGCTTGATCATTACTAAATTTACGTCCTTCTGGAGTAGCATAATCCTCTGGGGTTTCAACTGATTGTGCTTGCTCAGTTTGACGATCAGGTGGTTGTAATGCAGGCATAATAGCATTAACTGGATTACCAGCTGGAGGAGGAGCTAAATCAAAATCAGCGACATCTTGACCACCTGACGCACCATTACCGAACTGACCTTCTGCATAATCAGCATGGAGTGTACCCCCTGCTTTAATATCCATACTAGCAGTGGATTCCAATTGAAGCGCATTTGATTTTATACTAGCACCCTGTCCTGCTTGGAATAGTAAATTATTTGCAGATTTAGTAGTCATATTATCAGCAGCAATATGTAAACTTCCTACTGCTTTAATTTGCATATTTCCACCGACTGCAATATCTAAATCGTTTGCTGCGCCGATAGAAAGGTTATTACCAACAGTAACAGTGGCATCTTGTTCTACTTGGATATTAGCATCGCTTCTAGCATATATGTTTGTATTACCATCAACAGTAATATTACAGTCACCACCTACATGGATGTAACCATTACGTTCCATTAGAATAAAATTCTCTCCAATTATGTAGTTTATCTGACTACCAGTTGGATCTATTTCAGTATATGTTCCTGCTCTATGATACGTATGAATACGTTCTTGTCCTGGAGTGTCATCAAATTCTTGGACATGTCCAGATTCAGTTTCCATAACTTTATTGTATGGATATTTTGCGCCATAAGCAGATAATGGTTGATCCCAAGAACCTGAATCATTGGCAGTTGGAACCCCAGATCTTCTATTAGCATCTTTCTTTTCTACAATAGTTCCCTCGAGGATACCACGAGCAAGACGATTTGTATCTGGTTCATTAATATAATCTTTTAATGGGTACTTATTATTTGGATCTCTAAATCCAGTATTGTCTGTTCCGCTCTTTACGCTTTCAGGAGATGGTCCAGGTGTTACTGGAGCATCATCTTTTGGTGGCGCTGGTGCTGGTGTATCTGCGCTTTTATCAACAGAACCAGTTGCTTGTGAACCATAAAAATACTCATAATATTTTAATTTACGAGCAGCAATATCTGGTGAGTTTACACCAACTGCTTTTTTTGCCGCATAGAAATATCCAGGGTGGTCAGTTTCTCGTGTTCCTTTTGGAACTCTGTCTTTAATATAAAGAGCAGCAACTAAAGCTGATACATTAATATCATTATCAAGTGAATCAGGATTATTAATTAGATCTAAATTAAGACCCATTTTATTTGCCATATCCTGATATTTTTTATAGTTCCCTTTACCAGTCAATTGGATAAAACCACGTCCATAATATTTACCACCATCAGCATCTGTTTGATTTCCTAAAAATCCTTTACCACGAGTTGATGGTCCATATACCCATGAGAAAAATTGTTCTCTAGTGACACCTTTCTTTGGTGCTTCAGCATATTGTTTGGCAGTAGCATCAGTTGCAAAAGAGAATATCTGTTTTAAACGAGATTCGCTATAATTATATCCTTCTCGTTGAGGAATCCATGTAGTTTCACCACCAGCAATCGCAAGCAATGAACATTTTTGTTCTTTAGTTGTCAACCCTACTTTATCACAAGCAGCAATTAATGCTTTAATACCTTCAGATGCTTTACTTGCATTAGAAGATTCTTTTGGTGGTGGCACTGTTGGTATTGAAGTATTTGTATTTGTTTGAGCGATTGGGGCAGGGGTTGTTGGAGTAGCTTCTGGTTGTGCTGTTTTTACTGGTTGCCCTGAACCATCTACTACAGGTTGACCAGAAGATGTTGTTACAACACCCTCAACTTTACTCTGATTTACTGCGTCTAAATTGGTCGGAGGATCTTTAAATGTTATAATGTTTTCGCCATAACCAATAACTGATTCACTAATTGTTATTTGTGTACCAGAATCTATTGTAACAATTGTACAACTATCAGATAACCCAAAACCAACAACTTTCATATTGGCTCTAAGGGGTGTTGTTAAATTAGTGCGACCATTTTCTTCATCAACAAATGTTAATTGTTTTCCAGAAACTGGACCAACAATAGTTCTTAAAACAATATCTTTTGTTCTATATTCTTGAATTGCGGTTGCGCTGTCATCATCTGTAATAGCAACTGGCGCAGAAGAGATTCCACCAATAGTACCAAATATCAATGGCTGTTGCATTGATTCATCAGCAAACATAATAATAACAGTAGTACCTTCAACTGGACCAACAGGAGTTGATCCAATACCATTCATTGCTGCAGAACCAATTGACTGGATTGGTGTTGCCCAAGGAAGCTGATCAGTTGGTAGCTGATTTTTGTCGTGGGTGTGTAATCCAACAATTCGAACTTGGCATCGACCAAGTTTTAATGGATCTGAACGACTTTCAACTATACCAGTATAAAACATTATTTCTTCCTATCAATATTCATTTGTAAAGAATCTTTAATTAATTCCATATTACATTCATGACGTTCACGAGTAATATAATGATTAACTGCAGAAACTAGATAAAAACCAGAAAACATTTTATCAATTAAATCTTCATCATTATCTTTTTCACTAGCTGGTTCAATTTTATTAAGTGTAACAGAAACTTTTTGTCCAGCTGTATAATCTGCTCTTCCTGGAACAACAATTTCTATTTTATTGGCTTCTGCCATTTTCATTAAAGAAATTCTTTTCTGCAAATTTTTAAAATTTGTTGCGTCTCCAAACCCACTAAAATTCGCATTATCTCTTGGATAATTTATTAATAATGAGTTAGATCTAAAAATAGCATTGTCTCCAATAACAGAATTTTTATTAAGATGATTTAATTTGTCAAAATCAGATTTTGAATCGTAATTTTTTACATTATAGAGTTTTCTATTTAAATCAAAAGAAGTAACTTTTGAAGAAAACATACCACTTCTTAATCTATCAATATAATCAAATCCAGTTGGAATTGTAATAGTATTAATTCTTCTATAATCTTCATCAACATTTCTTACATCACTACTAGTTGGTCCAGAACCAACTTTATCCCTAGTATATTTGTCATATGTAAACTGTTGATATACACCATTTGTGTATAATGTATCTAAACTAATAAAATAAAATCCATATCTATTTTCAAAAAATACATAATTTGGAGAGTCATTTTTATTAATAGCATATTGAGTTGCGAAATTAATTGCTTTAACTGGTGACCAAAAATTAGAAATAAATTTTATATCTTTTTTGGTTGGCTCAACATTAATTTCTTTTTTACTTTGTAATCCATTAAATGTATCTGTTACCAAAGATTTAATTATATCTGTCGGTGCGCCTGTATATACTTTACTAATCTTTTTATTTAAATCAATAATTGCTTCAATTGATATAAAATGTAATTGATATACTATATTCTTGTCACCAACTAATTCTCTATCAGTTAATTTGTAAATATAAAATTTACCTTTAATATTTTTCTTTTCATCTAATGTTGGAGTATTAACTTCAATCTCAATCATTTCCTCACCAACAAAAGGAAATAAATTGACAAGATCAAATGATTCTTTAAGGATTAATGATCCAGTTATAAATGGAGAGAATAGATCTTCATAAAGTGAAATAGCAATAACCTGAGCAGCGATATCTTGTTTTACACCACCACTAGTAGTTATATCACATTTATCAATGCTGACGTCACCAGCAAATCTTAATACTTTATCTGCTGATTGCATTATAGTTCATCTTTAAAATTCTTTATGATTGTAGAAATTAATTCTCTAGAGATAATTTTAATTTTTCTTTTTGATTCATTTACTGTATTTTCGTATTCTTTATTTGTAACTGAAATTGCTCCAGGGACATCTCCGCTTACTATAAATCCTTTATAATTAACATAATGATGTATACCCTCAGAATTATCTCCATATTTGTCAACAATAAACTTTTGAAGAGCATTATATGATAATGGCCATTCTGATAGGTAATCGTATCTATCATTGGCAAGCATTATAATCCAGTGATATTCTGGATTACCATAAATTTTCTCAGCAACAATTTCTGGAGTTTCTCCATCAATGATAGTGTAGTAATCA